ACGATTGACCCGGGGGAGGACGCGCTCGACGACCTGATCGCCGACTGTTACGCTGACCCATTGAAATACGTCATGACTATGTTTCCTTGGGAGACGGAGCATTCGATCCAACTTGTCGAACTGCCGCCCGCTTACCGGGATCGGTTCAATTGCAAATATGGGCCTGACCAGTGGGCGATCGATATCCTGGAGCAGTGGGGCCGCGATATCCGGGCCAACGCCTTCGACGGAAAGACCGCGGTGGCACCGCTCCAATACTCCGTGGCCTCGGGCCATGGTATAGGCAAGTCCGTGCTCTCGGCCTGGGTCATCAAGTTCATCATGGACACACGCCCCGGGTCCAAGGGTACCGTGACCGCGACCACGGCCGATCAGTTGCGAACCAAGACCTGGGAGGAACTCGGCAAGTGGCACAGAATGTCCCTGACGGCCCACCGGTTCGATTACCGGAACGGGCGCGGTTCCATGTCTCTCACGAGCAAGGCATTTGCTCCGGCGGGTAGCCCGGAAGCAGAGGTAGCTCAGAAATGGAGTTGCAATGCTCAGACGTGCCGGGAGGAAAACTCGGAAGCGTTCGCGGGTCAGCACTCCGCCGCCGCGACCAGTTTCTACATTTTCGACGAAGCATCCGGCGTCCCCGCGAAGATATTCGAGGTCCGGCGCGGGGGCTTGACTGACGGCGAGCCGATGACCTTCGACTTCGGCAATCCGACCAAGAACTCCGGCGCGTTCTTCGACGAGCACCATGGCCGGAACGCCCTGCCCGCCAATCGGCGCTGGAGCATCGACAGCCGCACGGTGAAGATCACCAACAAGGCTCTGCACGCCGAATGGGCCAATCTCTGGGGCGAGCATAGCGACTTCTTCAAGGTCCGGGTCCGCGGCGTGTTCCCAGACCAGTCGGACATGCAGTTCATCTCCACGGGGGATGTAACCGCATCTATGATGCGCGATCTGCCCTACACCAAGGGCGCATCCCTGGTAATGGGCGTCGATGTGGGCGGCGGCGGCGACTTCGGCGACGAGACGGTCATCAAGATCAGGCTCGGGCAGGATGCTCGGTCCTGGCCGGCCAAACGGTTCCGTGGGCTCGACACGGTGCAGATCGTGGGCAAGGTGATCGAGACGGTGATGGAGTTCCGCGCGCTCGGGCTCAAGTTCACCGCGATCTTCCTCGACGGCGGCGGCCTTGGCCAGGGGGTGGGCGATCAGTTGCGCCATCTCGGCTACGCCCCGATCATGGTCCACTTCGGCGGCAGCCCGATCGACGCCCGCATGTATTACAACCGCGGCGACGAGATGTGGGGCCGGATGCGGGACGCCATCCACACGACCCTGGCCCTGGCCGGCCCGGAGACTGAAGAAGGCAAAGACTTGCGAGATCAGTTGACTGGGCGTGAATTTGGGCCTACAGACAAAAATCAGATACATTTGGAACGTAAGAAGGACATGCGTAAGCGCGGACTGCCCTCCCCAGACATGGGCGATGCCCTGGCGCTGACGTTCGCCCAGGACGTTGCGCCGCAGGAGATGGCCGCCTACGTCAATGAGCCGGTCTTCACGATCCACGAATACGACCCATGGAGCTACAACCTAGATGGACAGCACTGACGATCGCCCAGCCTGGGTCCCCAGCCACGCCTCCTGGGTGAATGGGCTGTGGTATGTGAACGGCAAGCAGATTTTCGACCCTGGCCAACCGGCGCCGGAACTGGCCGCCGACCGCCGCGCCCGGCTGATCGCCGAAGATACGGCCCGATTGGCCAAGACGCGCACTGGTCTTCCGACCGGCCATTATCGGCACTGTGGCCTAATCTACGGCCCGAACGGCAAGATCGCCGTCGATCTCCCCGGCGGCTACGTCGATGACGGCTCTTGGCTGCCCGGCCACGCCGAAGCGCGCGAGGCGCGCAAGGCCTCCATGATTAAGGCCCAGGCCGCGGAGCACAAGGCAATCGCCGCGATGGAAGCCGCGATACAGGCCCGGCACGTAGCAGCGGCCCGCGCATTCCAGGCATCAAACGTTATGGTAGAGGAATAAACTTATGGGCGGACCTAAAGTTCCGGCGCCGGCCGCGCCGGCCGCGACACCACCGCCGCCTCCGACCATGGTTGATCCTGCCGTGATCGCGGCGCGGCAGAACCTGATCGAGAAGCAGTCCATGGCCGGCCGCGGCCAGACCGTGGCACCGCAGACCGGCAACCAGGGGCAGACCCTCGGCCAATCCGTCGCGCTGGGCTCTGCCTAATGTCCGGCTCCGGCGGCGCATACATCGGCGTTGATTACCAGCCCCAGGCGGCTGATCGTAACCGCCAGGAGTATTACCTGAAGCGCATGTCCGCGCTAGAAGCCGAACGCTCGACGTTCCGCCCGCACTGGATGGAATTGAGCCGGTTCATCAGCCCCAGGTCCGGCCGGTTCTTCTGGACCGACGTGAACCGCGGCGACAAGCGCTACAACCAGATTTACAACACCAGAGCCACCATGTCGTGGCGCAACGCGCGAGCCGGGCTGTTCGCCGGCGTCATGTCGCCATCGCAGCCGTGGTTCAAGCTGGAGACGCCCGACCCGGACCTGATGACCTACGAGCCGGTCTCGGAGTGGCTCTACAAGGCCGAGCAGTTGGTGTATGCCATCGCGGCGGCGTCGAACCTCTACAACATGGCCCCCACGACGCTTGGGGAGTTGCTGTTGTTCGGCACCGGCGCCATGTCGCACATGGACGACTTCGACAATGTGGCGACGTTCTACCAGCACACCATCGGCTCCTATTCCCTGGCCCAGAACAGCAAATACCAGATCGACACCATCTGCCGGCAATACCAGGACACGGTGAAGATGCTGGTCGAGACCTACCCGGGCAAGGTGTCGCCGACCGTGCAGCGGCTCTACGACCGCGGCGACTACGAAGCCAAATTCCCGGTCATGAACTTCATCGAGCCGAACCGCGAGCACGACCCGAACAAGAAGGGCAGCCAGTTCAAGAACTACCGGTCGGTGACGATCGAGCTAGCCGGCGCGGTCTATGGCGCGGCTTCCGCGGTCTCCGCGGCGAATGGCGCGGCGGCCTTTCTCTCGGACAAGGGCTTCGATGAGTTCCCCTGCTACGCCCCCCGGTGGGACGTTACAGGAGAAGACACCTACGCGACCGACTGCCCTGGCATGACCTGCCTCGGCGACGTGAAGGGCCTCATGGCCCTGGAGCGGATGACGGCGAAGGCCAACGACAAGATGGTTGATCCGCCGCTTCATGGCCCGGCGACGCTGCGGAACCTGAAGATCAATTCGCTCCCTGGCGGCGTGACACTCTATGACGGGATGGATCAGGCGGAACTGAAGCCGATCTACACGGTCATGCCCCAGCTTGACAAACACCTGATGCTGATCCAGGCGCACGAGGCGCGGATCAAGGAAGGGTTCTACGAAGACCTCTGGCGCTCGCTCCATAGTCTGGAAGGCGTGCAACCGCAGAATGAGATGTTCTTGACGCAGAAGCAGGCCGAGGACATGCTGATGCTCGGCCCGGTCCTAGAGCATGTCCACGGCGACTTCCTGACCCCGTTGGTGAACCGGCTGTTCAACCAGTGCTTGCGCGCCGGTCTGTTCTCGGGCAAGATGACGCCGCCGCAAGAATTGTCCGGCGCAATGCTGAAGGTTCGCTTTGTATCGACCGCCGCCCAGGCGCAGCGCGCAATTGTTACCGGGGGGATCGATAAACTGGTGGGCTTCGTTGGTGGCCTGATGAAGATGGGCATGACGACGGCCTCCGACAACTTGAACGTTGATGACGCGATCCGTAAATACGGGCAGGCCATCGGCACCCCACCCAGCCTGATCCAGTCCGCCGATGTGGTCGCCCAAACCCGGCAGGAGCATCAGCAGCAAGCCGCGCAGCAGCAGCAGGCGGCGCAAGCGACACAGATGGCGGGGGCACTACAGCAAGGCGCCCAGGGCGCTGCTACCCTAGCCCAGGCGCCAGGACAGAATGGCCAATCGTTGCTCGCCAATGTGGCGAGTGCGGCCGGCGGCCAGCAAGGGCCACCCACGTAACAGTTGACGACCACCATACCACCCGGTATGAGGCATTTGAAGGAGACAACACCATGGGCGCAGTTGCCACAGCAGCCGGAACCCTCGACACGGATATCGCCACGTTCGCCACCGACTTGGCCACGTTCATCGCGGCCATCGCCACCTCGCGCGCCTCGCTACGCTCTGCGACCAACTCCAGCGGTCCACAGGTTGAGGAAAACTGGGGTGCGGCCATAATGTCGGCGATGCTGGTCAACACCGCATTCCGTCAATTGTTTGCCGCTTGCGATCTCCGCGAACTTGACGCGAAGTTCTCGCGTGGTGGAAAAGCTGGGAGCGCCAATCCGGCCGTGACACTGGCGAC